TTTTAGTTCTTAAGGAGGTCTTCTTTTCCCAGCGTAGAAAATCATGAATCAACTGTAAACCAGCAACTCGACTTCCGGCAGTATTCTCAGATGATGATGGAACAAGATCAGAATATCTTTGAAATTCGTCAGCAATAATTTCACTTCCACGATTCTGCCATGCCGAACCACACAGAACAGTATGAACTGGCAATTCATTAAACTCAGCGTGAATAGATCTTATCTCACTTGCCCAGAATGGAATGTCTCGTCCAAACCATGCTCGTTCTCTGTAAACGTAAGCTCTATGATCTGGTGAAATAGCAATCCACATCGCATGACACATTGCCCGTTTTCCCCAATCAATTGACAATATTCTTGGCCACCATTCAGGTACTTGAAATCGTTTAATAACATGCAGTGCGTTATCTGGTTCACCTGGAAATCTAATAGGTCGGAAGGTAGTGAAAACGGAACCTTTAAACGCATGCCAATCTCCGAATCTCTTTGCACGATATTCGGCTTCGGAGACATGTTTGAGTATTTCAAGTTTCTTAACATATAATGGATCATATTCCATACCATAAGGATTGTCCTCTGCTTTAGCAGGAATGAATATTCGTAGCAAACCTGTGTTAATATCCCGAATAATACGATGTCCATCTTCATACGGTTTAACAAATCTATCATAAACAAAAGTCTGGCCTATTCCTCCCGGGTTTGAACCATTTCTGACAATAGCAATATTAAAAGAGCTACTAGGTCTAACACGAGAACCGACCATGTAATGATAAGGATAAGATGAGAAATGGGTGAGTTCGTCGAATGCACAATAATTATACTGAGAGCTATCATACATAGCGATGTCAGAAGAGTGCTGAACGTGACCAAAGTCTTGATATGAGTTGTATTCTGGCCATTCCCAGGAGTGCTTTTGCTCATTGTACTTAGCTCCGGTCTTAGGATAATATTCTTTACTAAGTCTGATGATTTCTCGTTCAAGGTCTGGGAATTTGTTTCTAAGTATAATTCCTTTGTATCCTCTAAATTTGTAAAAACCCCTGAATAATGGGAGGAGAGTGAGAATCCAACTCTTTCCTCCATAGGCTGCTCCACCATATAATGCCTCGAAGATCTTATCCGGGAGTGTTAAAAGTTCTTCTTGAACTGAGTGTGGTTTGATATTCCTATCTCGAAGATAATCTTCGTAGAATCCGTTGCCGGGATCTCCAGAAACGATGCCGTTAGCTACTGAGATTCCCATTATACTGACTGAAGTATTCTCTAAGTTGTGTATTCCTAGCTACTGAATAACCAAGTTCATTCAATTTATAAATTACATTGTCTATCCAAGCCGTTTCTTGCGTATCCGTCCAATGACTACTAAACTCCTGAAAAGTCATTAGAGTATTATAGACGTGTGAATGACCAATCTGAATTCTCAAAAGCTGGTCATACAAAGCATTCCAACCTTGCTCGTCTGTCAAAAATACAGAGATTCCTTCTGACCCAGTAACGGCACCATTCCAATTTGGAATCTTTAAATCACCTGGATTATGGGCTCTGGTTGGAGTTGATCCTAGCACGCCGAATCCCTCAGCAAAAGCAATTGATTTCCCCAAGTCAATTACAGTCTGAGGATAATTCGGCATTTTCTTTCTTATCTCACTCACTTCGTTCGCTCGATGCTTCTACGCAGGAGTTCCGAAGCTAATTCCAATCTGGCTAATTCCGGCCGCTGTGACCTGAATAGTTCCACTAGCTGATGCAACGGCAACGGGTGGAGTAGCTGAATTATTAATCACTACATTAATAGTTACTGAACCAACCTTTCCTACACTAGCACAAACGGCCGAAAGGCCATCAACTGATGGAGTTACTGTAACTACTGTAGGATCTGAAGATGTCCAAACTACTGAATCTCCATCAGGAATAGGAACAGTATTCCCATTTGCATCTTCTGGAGTTATTGTTGCAGAGAGTTTCTGCGTGTCTGTCATCACTGCGGCTGCTGTTGTTGCCATTGTTTCTCCTAGTGTAGTTGAAGTCTTCTCGACCGGTTTGCTGAATCTAAGAACTAACTTCTTTATTCTCTTCTTTCTTCTCCTACCGATGTTTATTGTGATGTTGTAAACGTCACTCACTTTCTTCTTCAACTTTCTCCAGGAATCAAGGAACATTAATTACTCGATTAACACTACTAGTATCAGCTTTACAACCATTAACATCTACTGCACTCACGACTAATGTGTATGACCCAGAAATGACTGGAGCATTAAAATTCACACCGGCCGTTTTCGACAAGTCCAATTTCATTGAATCAGAACCGTCTATCGTAGAAACGGCTATTCCGTTCAACGTCGCCGTAATAGTAACTATTCTATTAACTGAAGTTATTGTCCACAGTAATTGTCCCAAACCGCCAGCGGCTAGTGAATTTGTAAAGCTCAAAACACGAAGCTGAACAACGTTATTACCACCTGAGTCTAGACAGAGATTTGTTTGAGGAACTGTATAACTAACTTCCGTTGATAATGCCGATACCATCACAGCGGCTCTAGCCTGTAGTGCAAAATAATATGTAGTTCCTTGAACTAGATTAGATACAACAACACTAGTTGCAGGTGCTGCAATATCTATAGTTGGAAATGTATATGTAGCAGGGGCCGTTCCGTAGTATAACCTGTAAACTACAACATTATCTGTTGTAGGATTAGCCGTCCAAGTTGCTGTTACTGAGCCTGTAGCTGATTGTGCAAACGATAAAGTTGTAGGTCTTGTGATTGTCGTTGTTGTCTGTAAAAAGAAACCAAGAAGCAATCCAAACATTAGAAGCTCTTTCCACCTAAATAAGTTACAGTAACAGAAGGAGCACCACCTCCAGAAATAGTTGTGGCTACTCTAGCTCTAAGAAACTCAAATATACCTGTTGCTTGAACAAGTAAATCAGTGCTAGCTAATGGAGTCACAGCGGCCCCTACTGCGGCCCATGTTCCTGTATCTAATGTAGGATCTGTTCCTGTTTCTATTTGAACCGAACCTGCTGTAATCCCAGCGGCTCCGGTTATAATCCAAGTATGATTTCTAAAGCTCATAGGAATGGCTAATACAGTCCCTGTTCCAGTAGTTGTAGCTACTAATTGTTGAAAAGGAACCCCACTCATTGCTGCGACTACTGTTGCCATTCTCACTCCCTTCGGTCGCTCGAATAAATATTAAACTACAATCACAGGAAGCCGCAAGATATTAATCTTATCTTCTGCTGTTATTGTAATTGATGTTCCATTAGTCATATGAATAGTTAGACTCTCAATGCTTACAACCTGAACTAGATTTATTACATTGCCACTAGCTAATGTAAATAACTGCATTACTCTATCCAAATAGGCTTGCGGCTACCCAACAAGCCAATCCTGCTGCACAAAGACGATTCCAGTATGGTTCTGTAGGAGTGAATGGAATAGCAGCTAGTACAAAGAGTACAAATGCAAATACTAACAGGAGAAGATGTAGATTCATTTCAGCTCGCTAAATGTGTTGATGGTGCGGGAACGGCCGCAGCGGCATGTGCTAATCCGATACTAACAGCTTTAGCTAATAGAGGAGGTTGAGATACGAATAGATTCAATAGAGATGTGAGAAGAGTCTCAGCTAGTTGAGGATTCTTCTCGAAGACGTTTAAGACTGTCGTTAGAAGTGCTCCCCAATTCATTTTAACTTCCTTTTTCTCCTGACCAGAAGAAGTGACCAAGAAAGATACCAACTATCAACGGTAGAAGAGGACCGTATTTACTGTAAACAAGAATCCAAACTGAATCAGATAGAAGGGTATGACCTGTAAAATATGCCCAAATCTCATAAGCTGCTAATATCAAACCGGCTGCTGACCATGCAGCTAATGGATAAAGCAATTCTTTTTCTACATTAGTTAGCATTATTTTCTCTCTTTTTATTCTATTTAATATAACGGCCAGTCAAGAAACCAATTCCAAGCCCTGCAATTGTATCAGTTAGGAAATGCTTGTTTGCAGCCATCCTTAGATAGCCCGTTCCTGCTGCTAATGGAATGCTAACGGCTATTGAAGTTCCCATTGCACTAAGTTCGGTGTGTTCTGAAGGAAAGGATTTATTGTCTGATAGGTCTGGACGGATTCTATGAACAACTAATTTGATTAATTCTGCTGCTCCGAGATTGCTTCCTGTTCTTATTCCTTGCATCAGAAAAGCATGCTTCCTGTCTTGGCTTTTATAAGATTTATACGAATCGTATACGATGCTTGCGGCTACAGGAATATACGAAGCAATATTTGCGGCATTAGTATTACTCCACGTAGGATTGGGAGGATCTAAAATTGTTGGTTGTGTCCTCGCCACACTCGGACAGAATATGAACAGAACGGCCGTTGTGAGGACTAAATTGAACTTCACTCTGATTCTTTCTTTATCGAATCCACGATAGCTCTAATCTTCTTTATCATCTCTTCGTACTCTGGAGAACTCTTTTTCATTGTCTGTAGCTTCTGAAATAATTTTACAATTATCTCATTAACCTCATCATCGCCCTTCATACTGAGTCACCGGCTTAGCTCCAACTCCACCTATTGCTGAATGATTCGTTCTAGAGAAATAAAAGCCGACGACTAGAAACAATGCCGAACTTAATACAGTCGGAAACGGCGGAGCTGTCTGAGCTATTCCATCATAAGTAGCTACTATCATATTAGCTAACACAACGGCTACTGAAATTACTGATTGAGTGTATTCCCATATTAGATTTACTTTCCTCTGTCCTGCAGAAACAAGGTTTTGTTCACTAGTTGTATCTGGTGGAAGAGATGGCTGTACTTGCAATCCAACTGATTGTTTTGGAATATCAGCGGCAATAACTCCTGCAACAGATTCAGCCACTTAATTTCATCTATCATTGAACATCAATGATTTCGTATTGTTCTATTGTCTTCTGCTCAGGCGTGTAGAAGTGATAGTGGACTTCTCGGTCTTTATTGTTTTTAGACGCTTCCGCACGCTCTCGCCGAATGCTCTCTACGACCTTGCTTGCGGCCATTATTGCGGCTGGCAGCTTCGCTGGACTTACGTCTTCAATGTTATTAGAAAGACGAGTTATTGAATTGTTTAACAACTTAAGAGCAGAATCATGAGCTAGTCCTAGTTTTATTTGAGTTTCACTATTCTCTAATATCGAATCAAGTGTCTCAGCCTTGTTTATGTCTGGTTCTATGCTTTGTATATCCGCCTTGAACACGCTTGGCTTATTCTCTTCTCTCTTCGGCGGGATGAATATGCTCATTGCGGCTTT